ATGGGGTGTTGGTTGATAGTGGATTGATAGTGGCGACTGCAAGTTCACTCCAGCTTTTGTTTGTTTGCTGGTTGGAATTCTTTACCACGTTCAATCCAGCCTCGGTTGCTGGCGCGCCATTGTGATGGGGCGTGGTTTTCTGTTGCGTCTGTGCGGTCTTCTTCGCATTCGTAGAGGCGGATGATGTGTACGCAGTCTGTCCATCCTTGTTCGAATGAGAATTCTTCTTCGTAGGTGAGTGGTGTGCCGTCGCAGGTTTGGCAGATTGGTGGTGAGCACCAGCCTTGTTCCCATCCGTATTTTGCCCATTCTTCAAATGTGAGGTTCATTGTTGTCTCCTATGTCGTCTAGTCCGGTGATGATTTGTTTTTTTGGTCCTGGTTGTTTGCGTTGGTGTGTTCTGCCGGTGCGTATGCGGTGTCGTTCTATTGGTGTGGTGCCTCCGAAGATGCCGTAGTGGTCTTCGATGAGTTTGAATGAGAGTGCGTATTCGAGGCATTCTTGTTTGACGGGGCAGTGTTTGCAGAGTGCTAGTCCGTATTCTTTTAGGGATGGGTAGCCGTCTGGTGGGTGGAACCAGTCGGGGTCTGCTCCTTTGCAGGCAGCTTCAGTCATCCAGTCGGGTGTCATCGTCTTTTAACCCTAGCCGTTTGCGTTCTGCTCGTCTGTCGTTGGGTGTCATTCCGCCCCATATGCCCATGAGTGCCCGTTCGGAGAATTGGACTGCCCATTCGAGGCAGTCTTGTTTGACTGTGCAGGTGTTGCAGATTGCTTTTGCTTCTTTGATTCTTTGTGTTGATGCGCCTTTTTTGGGGAAGAATGTTTCGAGTGGGGCGTTTTTGCAGGCTGCTTTGTCTCTCCATTTTTCTTTGTCTGGGTCGAAGAAGATTTGGGAGAGGGGTAGCCAGACTATGTCTCTGTTTCGTTTCATTTGCAGTATTTGTAAGGGTTGTTGAGGCTCATGTACCAGGGTTGTGTCCAGCAGCCGTAGTTTGTTTCGGCGTATTCGGCTAGCCAGAGTGCGGCAACCATGTTGGTGAGCGGGTCGAATAGTTGTTCGGGTTCGGTGATGTTCAGTTCTGTTGTCAGCCATTCGTGGTGTGCTGACCATTGGATTTGAAGTACGCCGTATGCGCCTGTGCCAACAACATCTGTTTGTCCTCGTGATTCGTGGTATGCGATGAGGTCTAGTGTTGGTAGTCGGTTGGTAGGCCAGCCAGCTTCAACGGCAGTTATCCACAGGTCTGGGTAGCGTGCTGTTTCGATTCCGGGGATTGGTTCTGTGGTGGTTGTGGTGGTGGAAACCGCAGTCGTTGTCGTTGTTGTGGTGCTGCTCGTCTTAGAACGCAATCTAGGGGGGTCTGAAGCGATTGTGGAGGTAGGGGGAGTCACCTCTGTTGGGGCTTCAGTAGTTGCGTTGTACCCAAGCATGGATATGACAAGGAACACTACCCAAGAAATAATTTTCATGGCGGACTCCGGTCAGTATCCGGCTTCTTTAAGTAGACGGGCGAGGTCTTCGAGTCGCATCACGGCGTACTGGTCGCCTGCGTCGCCTTTCCCTCGACGTTTTGCTACAACGATGCCATAATCAGCAGAAGCATTAGTACGTTCCACTTCAGCTTCTTCCAACCATTCCGAGAACGACAAGGTTTTGTGGTTTTTGCACTCAATAACGAGGCCAGGAATCCCAGTGACATCCCCCAAATCGTTGGTGCCTGCGAGAGCGCGTCTTTCGGCGTGCGGGAATCCGTGTTCGGCAAGCCATCGCACGACCAGCGTTTCAAATGCTGTCCCTTTTTGTTTGTTGCGGCTCATCTACTTCCTCCATCGTTTTGCGTCGCTTGCCTGCCCCGCACGAGTGCATTGGGGCTGACAGCAACGGTCGATATGTGGTGAGCGTCTGGCCGCATGTGCGGCACCACCAGTTTACCTTCTTTACGGGTCTTGCCATGTCAGAAGGGTTCTTCGTCGTCCAATGCTGGTTGCGTTGGTGCTGTTTCACGGGTGACAGGTGCGTCGTTTGCTGTTGTCCAGCGGAGTGAAATGCCTACGTCATCTGCTAAGACTTCGGTGCGTTCTTTTTCGACACCGTCGTTGCCTGTGTACTTTTCTCGTTGCACTTTACCCATGACTTGGACTCGGGTGCCTTTACTGATGCTTGCTGCAACGTTTTCTCCGAGGTCACCGAAGCAGACGATGTTCCACCATTGGGTTTTTTTGTTTTCGTCGCGTCCGCTGGTGTCAGCTACGGAGAATTTGAGGATTGCTGTGCCGGATTGTGAGAATTTGAGTTCTGGGTCGCGTCCGACGTTGCCGATTACTGTGATGTTGTTCATTGTGAGATGAGCTCCTTGAATGAGGCACGCAGACGGTCGAGGTCTGCGATGGTTACGTTGTCGATGTCTGCTACTTCTGCGTGTTGTGCGACTTCGATTGGGTCAAGGTTTGCGCCTTTGCATGCGGCGATGAATCTTGACACTGTGTCTTTGTCAACTTTTTCGCTGTCAGATACTGGTGCGCTGTCAGGTTTTGCTGGTGCAGCAGGCTTTTTCGCTGGTGCTTTTTTCTTTGGTGCTAGCGCAATGTCTGATTCGCCGCCCCATTCCTCTTTTGACCAGAGACTTAAGGCCAGTCCAAACCTCATGCCTGCGTTGCGTAAAAAATCGGACACCAGTTCTTTCAACAGGTCTTGTTTGTTGTGTGGTGCGCTACCGATAGCAAGCCTGGTGTGGCCGAGCAGCGTGAGTGCACCAGCCATGTGTGCCATGCCGTTTTCAACACGGTAAGAAGGCAAACCGTCGTCGTCAATCTTTAACGGCTTCCATTCCCACAACGGATCAATGTCGATGAGGATGCGGGTGATCTCGGCGTGACCGACGTAGTCAAGTTGGATGTTGCCTCGAGGCAGCTTGCCAACAATCTTCGGGTCAGGTACTGCGTACTTGTCTAGGACAAGACGTAGTTTTTCTGCGTTTGGTTCATCCATTATTTGGTTCCTTTCAATCGCAACACTCGGAATGTGTTGGTCGACTGGTACTGACTATATAGCTCCGGGTGCTCCGATGCAAATCTTTTTGAGTCGAATCCTGATCGTGACTGTTGTTTCCATGTGACAGCCTCGGTCCCACCAACAGTTCCTACTGTTGAGCCATCTAGCAGCAAAGCGAGTTCTGCTTTGAGTTCGTCTTCTGCGGCGGCAAGTTCTTTCTTTTCTGCTTGCACTGTTAAGAGTTGGACGAGTAGCTGCTGGTGGTCGTCAAGGTTTGCAACGTCTTCGTTGATACGGGAACTTTTTGCTACGTCGTCGTAGGTGTGTTCCCATTCGTGCGGAATGTTGCCTGTTGCGACATGACGACAGAAATCTGAGACACGAACGACGTGTTTACCGATGATGCTGTTGTCCATCTTCTGTGTGTAGAGATGCAGATCGAGGGTGCTGTCAAAGATGCCCCACAGGATTTCGTCAACACCTGCACATGCAGCTTGGTGTACCCCTTGCCAAAACCAGTAGGCAGGTAGCGGTCCGTACCCGTCAATGTCGGCGTTCTCGTCCCATTGACGGCTGTAGGTTTTGATTTCTACGACACGATCAGGGTTTTCTTGATCACCTACTATGCCGTCGAGTGTTGCGATGAGTGATGCGCCTCCGCTGGTGACAGCGTGCATGACATCTGGCGTGATAATTGGTTCACCTATTTCGTCTGACACCCATTGCAAGATGACTGGTTCAAGACGGTTGCCTCGTTCCATCGCCCTGTTGGTTTCAGTGATTTCTGGTTCGTTAGCAATTTTGTCTGCTGCTAACGCCCATTTGGTTTTGAAACGGTGTTCTGAGTGAACAGCTGCTGCTTCGCTTGCTGACACCACTGGGTATCCGGTTTCGTCACGTTGCCGTAGCCGTAACCATTCGATTGAGCCGTGTTCTGGTTTCGGTATTGTTGTTCGTCGCATTTGTTTTCCTTCGTGTAGCGGACTGCATTAGTTTTACACGAAGGGTGTGACAGTTTGCAACTAGAAGTCTTCGGACATCCAGTTCACAGGGACATTCATGGCTAACGAGAACACAGCCAAAATATTTTCCCAGGGGATATGAATGATGTCCCCGACAACTTCGGGGTCTTTAGGTTCACCGATTGTGGAGCTGACAAGCGTGAGGTGACCTTCCAAACATTTCGGCCACACCCAGCCGCTACTTAGTACATGCACCTCTTCAGGTTTGTACGTTGCTGTATGAGTCCAACTGCTGTCCCCGCCAGCATGAGCATCTTTCCATTGGCACACAACCAAAGGCCATGTGTCGTCATCTTCATAGATTTCGCTCATTCGTCCTCGCCATCGTACGGTTCACCATGTCTATCACATTCACGGCACCGACGACCGGAGTTCGAAGGCCACACCTCGCCGCAATCACGGCAAGTCAGCATCATTATTTTTTGCCTCGATTGCGCGCACGGTTCTTGCTGGCGTTCTCGGCAACAATGTTTCCTGATTTAGTGTGCGACATATCTTTTCCGCCCTTGCCAGCTACACCACGCTTACGGCGTTCCGCTTGTAGTTCGGCACGGTATTCTTTCCGACTGTCGCTGCTGTGGTACTTCTTGTCGTACGCAGCTTTTTTTGCTCGAGATGCGGCGTTCTTCCGGTAGTTAGCCGCAGACTTTTTGGGGTTCTTTACCTTTGGTGGTGCCATTTACACAGTGTACAACTTGCCACGGAACCATGCCTGCCCATCATGGATAGCGACCTGCTCATAAAAGAAATTGCCGTCACCAGGTTGGAACGTCACAACACCGTATCCCTGCTGCCAATCCTCAACAACAGTCAACGGTCGCCCGTCGAGATCAAGCCCGCCGCGCGTCGAAGGGACAGCTCCGTCCGTGCGGGCAAGGGTTCCAGGCGATGCCGCAAGTATCGTTTTGGCCCCATCCCAATCTTGCCTCGTTTTTTCTGCCCATTCTCTGCGGTGGATATGCCCGTAGAGAACCGAGGACTTTGAGTCACCGTTGAAGTAGGCGTGTGCCGTCGAACCGTTAGATCGGACTTTGTTCCCGTGAATAACTTTGATGCGCTGGTTGATCCAATAAGAGGATGCCGGATAACCAGCCAGATAACTAATGTCAGCGTCGTCAAACCTGCATAAAAAAGGAACGCTAAGAACAGGAAGACCCTTCCTATCGTTACCTCGTTTAAGACCGAACGCTGCTTTGAGGTTGTCAAGTGCCGCATTGGTGATCCTTTCTTCGTGGTTTCCTGCAATCCAAATTATTTCTGCGTCAGGCGCGCAGGCTCGCAACTCGGCAGCGAACGTTGTGGCACGGTCAATAGATGCTTGCGTGGTGAGAGCGAACGCAGGTGACAGCCGGTACTTACCGAACTCGGGTGCGTCAAGCATGTCACCGACACACACCACCACCTCAGGGTTCAAATCCCGGATAGCTGACAGACACAGGCTGATTGCGTCCTCATCGTGCGTGGGAACCAGCCCGCCGTCAGCGTCCCTGTAATAGCCGATCTGTGCGTCAGGCACAATGACAGCAGTCCGCCATCCTTCGGGCTTCTGTAGCCCTTTGACGGGCTTTACAGAGCATTTGACAGGCGCAGCCTGCGACACAGGGTCCCACTGTGGACCATCCTCCCAAGACGGTGACAACTGCACACCAACAAGGTCATGGATTTCTGCTTCGCCCTCATCGTTTTTTGTCAACGACTGGTACAACGACACACGGGTAATGCGACCCACCTCGTCAACATCAATCCCGTTACGGTCAAGAAGCGTGGCGATCTTGCCTAACACTTCTTTCTTGGCGGGAGGTGGACCCTCTTGCAAATCTTTAGACAGAGCCACAAGCACACTCCCCACGAAAATGGGTGCTTAAAGTTTTAGGACTAACCTTAAACCCGTTGTTGGTCAACGTATTAGCAAGCCAAACCTGAGAAGGCCCATCGCCATACCTTTGACCCGCTGGCCGTTTCGCAATTATCTCAATTACTTCGTTCAACATTTTTAGGTCTTCGCCCTCGAAATGTTTTCTTGCTCTAGTAACGCAACAAAGGTTAGTGCTAGTTGGTGCGTTCCTTATGTCGTCCGCTAATCCCATTGGTTTCCTCCTGGTTGAGTTGACTCATCAGGTGAACCAAACGAGAAGCTTCATCTGGTCCACGAGGAACAACTCTACTAAGAAACCAGCGGATGTCAAGGATGGTGTGAGAATCTAGCGACATGGGACTAGAGATTGTACACCAAGTCAGTCGTGATGCGCGTGCCAATCCATGTGAGAATCTAAACGATTATCGATCTTGTCAACCTTGCCATCAATCTGTTGCAACAACTCGCTGTTACGGTTGTGGTCACGGTTGTTTTCACGGCGCATACGCTCAATGAGAACGGTGAGAACGCCACCGGGGGCGAGAACCGCCAACACGATTACTGCCCACGTTGGCACAGAAGATCAGCCTTTGAACGCTGACTCGACATCTTCGTCGGTCAACTCGCCATCCGCTTTGTAAGCGGCAGCTAACGTCTGCACCGCACCAAGAGCGGCGATAGCACCAGCCATCACAGCGGACTTCCAAACAGCCACATCAACAATGGCTCCAGCCAACACGTTAGGTACACCGGCTGCTACGAACGTTGCGACAAGTCGCTTTACTACTACTGCGGTCATGTTTAATCCTCTGGAGGTACGAGTTCTGACAGTACAAAGAATATCACGGAAGCAATAGATATGCCGATTGCGATGTCTCTTGTTTGCCCCGACAACGTGATAATCACCAGCAGCAGACCTCCAGCCATTATGAGAGCTTCTAACAGGGTTCTCAGATGTTTCATTTGAGTCTCCTGCGGGACATCACGGTCGGGACACTTCCTATTATGACAGATGCGGCGGTCACTGTGCGGCGGGTAGCGACATCAACGGTTGAACCAGCAGGCACATAGTCATCATATCCGGGGGTGGAATAGATATTTACTTGTTCCTCGAAAACTTGTTTCTCTGCCACGGGTGCGTCATTTGGTGGCGGTGGCGGGCTTGCAACTGTTGTGGGGACAGTCGTGGTGGGCTGTGTAGTGGTGGATACAGCCGTCGTCGTGCTTGATGTAGTCGTAGATGGCGAAGAAGTCGTCGTGGGCGCAACTGTTGTCGTCGTGGTCGTCGAAGTTGTGGTTGCTGCGACTGTTGTGCTTGTCGTACTTGTAGTCGGCGGGATAGTTGAAGTCGTCGAGGTAGGCGCGACCGTTGTTGTCGATGATGATGTTGTCGTCGGTGACAACGTAGTAGTCGGCGGGATCGTCGTCGTTGTTGTACTTGACGTAGTAGTGGTCGTTGGGATCGTGGTGGTTGACGGCGATGTAGTAGTCGTTGGGATCGTAGTGGTGGTGGTTGCGTCGGTGGTTGTCGTCGTAGAGGAAGGGACAGTTGTCGGTGCCGGTGCAGGAACCGAGGTGGTGGTTGTCGTGGTAGAAGGCCATGTCGTTGTCGTCGTACTAGATGTAGTGGTTGTCGTGCTTGTCGTTGTTGTAGTTGTACTAGATGTAGTAGTTGTAGACAAGTTTATCTCAGACAACAGCTCGTACGTTCCGTCACCCCACTCAGGGGTATTTCCAAGCCCCAACTGCTCAGGGTAATAGCCTGCCCGCAGACGGTAATCACCAGCGTCCAACGTCACATACAGTTTCGCTGACACACACTGGTCTTGATCGTTGAAGTTGCCGTCGTCGTCGTATGCGATCAGCGTGTCTTTGCCGTCATACAGCCACAGATACGGGTCAACAGTCGCAGACTCACAGGGCTGATTGCTGTTGCCGTAAATCACGACAAGACTCTGCTCGTCAACAGTGAAAAAGATGTCGGTTTCTTCAGTGATTATCACCGAGTCCGCAAACGCAGACAACGGAGCAAACACAGCGACGACAAACAATGAAGCCAGAGCAAGCTGGCTGCAAGTAAGAAGGCCACGGCGCACCGTCAGCCAAACATGCAACCCCAAGTTTTAGGACCAACGATCCCGTCACTTGGACCGCAACATGCGGTGTTGTCAGCCTGCCATGCTTTCACAGACTTCTCTGTTTTGGTACCGAAGTCGCCATCAACATAGGCACCGACTTTTTCCTGTACCAGTTTCACGTCGTCACCCTTTGAGCCTTTACGCAACGACTTGCCAGGATACGCAGGAGCAGCAGCTTTCTTTGCGGCTGGTTTGCGGGCAGGCTTCTTGCCTCCCAACAGTTCAGCCATCTTCTGCTCGTAATAGTCAGGGTCATCGGCATACTTATTTGAAATTTCGATATGCACCCAATCACCGCCAGGTGAACCAGAGAACGCCTTCCGGTCGTACACTCTCCATGCGTCACGGTCACACATCCAGCCACGGCCATGTGGCTTCGGGTAATAATCAAACACCGCTTCAATCTCCAACACATCGGCGTTCTCTACGAGGAAGTCCATCATGCGGCAAGCATCCTCATACTTACCTGAACCCTTGTACGGTGCGCCACGCCAAGAAATGTCACTGGCGCGGCCCGTCGAATGAACACTTAAATTGGAGGACGACTTGCCACGCTTCGCTCGAACACCGTAAGTACCGTTGTTCCACAAACCGAACTCGGCTTCAAGAAGGTCAACAAGTTTCTCTAAACCTGCCCGCTTACGCTTTGCGGTTTTGTCGTATCCGGTGTATCTACGTTTTGCCATCAGTGTGCCTTTATTTGGAAGTTGATTGCGAGGTGCGGGTTGACGATGCTAGACATGAGATGAATCACGATGGCCCAAGATCAACAATGTAAGCGACACCCGAAGCCCCAAAACCGTTTGTGCTTCCGTAGTTCCACAATTCGTAAGTCGTGTTTGACGATTGCGCCCACATCCGAACTGTTCCAGAACCAAAAACATTATATTGGTTGGTTTTGTCGGTACGAATCAAAGTCCCTGCGCCGCTCCTTCTTACTTCCCATTGGGTCACATCGTCGGCTTCGACAACAATCATCATAAGACGGTTAGTCGCTGTAACCGTTACAGAATCTCTCAAAGCGTCCGATGTATAAGCACCGCTTGCCGACAAGTTACCCACAATTCCCTGCGGGAACTTCAACTGCACAACGCTATCTAAATTGTCGTACTCAACAGCCCCGGTAGCGATTTCTGTAGTGCCAACTGCCCCAGCAGCAATCTTCGCAGTTGTCACCGCATCATTAGCAAGCTCTGTAGTGCCAACAGCACCAGCATCAATCTTTGCGTTCGTCACCGCATCATTAGCGATATTCGCAGTATCAACCTGACCCCACGCCAAACCAGACGACGCAGAAGCATCAGCAATCAACACCGTGTCATCAGAACCAACCGCCAAACGAGCAAACGTAGACGCACCATGCGAAACAATGTCACCCTTTGCTTCCCACATCGAAGCCAGCTCGTTAGCCTCGTCAGCATCCACCGCGGTAAACACCGGATACACCGTCGCACCAGAACCATGCGCCACCGCAGACGTACCGTCCAAACCACGAACAACATCAGACGAAATGTTTAACGTCGTATCACCCGCGTTAGTCCGAGTAACCAGTATCTTTTCTTCAGAAGCAGTACCAGGAGACAACACCACATAAAACGGGTCAGCACCATACGGCCAATTCGTAGCTGATTCGACAGTGAAACTGGACGTGCCAGACGCGTTGATATCTGATTGGGTAATCGTAGAAACCGAAGCCCCTGTATACGATCTGCGTGTCTTAGCCATAGTTACTCCACAAGCGACCGCAACGTCACCGTTGCAGTACCATCAAAAATATAGTCGTCGTTAGGTTGATCGACAGGAACCCATTCTACACTCTCAACAATAGTTTTGTAGACTGACGTGCCTGTCTGGTATTGGATAACACGAGGATTATGGATAAGATCCCGCAGTTTGTTCAACTCAAACTCAACATCCACGTTGTATTCCCGGTTGAAACGGTTGATGCGTTGATGCAACAACACCGGCACCTGGAACAACTCGGAACGTGACGGTGCAGGCACAGCTCTCGCCTGCCAACGTGCCAGCACAGGACCCTCAGATGCGGTAACGGTGTCACGGTTCAACGTGATTTTAAATTTGGCTTGCCGGAACTTTTCATCTAAACCAGACAAAGAAGTTAACGAGCCACCTTGCGCGTTTGCTGTGCCAAGACGCTCATAGTTGCCGCCGTCATAAGCGTAATCTACGTCAATACTGCCGTTCAACGCCTCATATTCAAGGTCAAAGAACGCCAAAAACTTGGGATCAGGAATACCCCAACGCCAAGTACCAGTCTCACAGTAGCCAGAAGACATCAGGCTCGCTGTGTCCTCAACCACCACACCAACACCCGACACCGTGAACACCCGCTTCGAGTCAAACGTGGCAACACTTTGCACATCGCCCTGACCTTCATACATCAGGTCGGGAGCTGAGGCAGGGACGTTCACGTCAACATAATGTGACAGGTCGATACGGCCAAGCCCCGTGTAATCCCCCGTGTAATCGGTGACACCAACCCAAACGTATTGTTGGTAGCCCTCGGCACACAGGATCGGGTTTGTCCCTGCGATGGTTTGTCCGAGGACAAGGTTGGCGTCGGCGTCTGCGGTGGCGTATCGCAAACCTTCGTTGGTGCCGATGAGGACGTAGCCGAGGTAGCCGGACATGCTGTAGATGCGTTCTCCGACTGGAAGTTCTGCGGCGACGACCGGTGTGTCTAGGGTGCCGTCTGATTGGATCGTCACCTTGTAAATCAACGACCTTTCGCCAGAACGACCAGCGCAATAGATCGCGTTCTGACCGGCAGCGAAATCAACCCAACGGAAATTGGCGTCGGTATGAGTGTAGAAAGCCGAAGGATTCGGTGACGTTGGGTCAACATACATTTCGCTTGACCCGTTATTAGCAATGAACAGTCGGCCCTTCACATACTTGAGCGCACCGAACTCTGGGCCGTACGAAACCGTGCTGAGAGAATGCGTTGACCCGTCGATCTTACGCAACCCTTGCGTGCTGCCTGTACCAGCAACAGTTATGTAAGCATCTGAACCGGTTGAGTCCATGTCACGGATCGTGCCCGTACCAGAAATCGTTGTCCAAGTAGGAGACGTAGCATACGGATTAGTCGTGTACTTCACATTTGAGCCATCCGTACACCACAGCTCGTCACGAACAACAGCCAAAAACAGGTTCGTGGCAGACGTAGACAACGACACCTTCACATCGTTCAATAACGTGAGTTCGCCCTCAGTCCAAACATCCACACCCAACGAAGCCTCAAACCGTTCAACATTACTGTCAGGCAAATCCCCATACTTCTGGTTGAAACCGAAATGCCAAGACGTTTGACCACGCCTCCACAACCCCTGCGGGTTAATCGCAGCCTCACCAGGAATATCAGATTGGTCAACCGAATCCCTCAACCGTGCCTCAAACGTGCGGGCATACCGGCCAGACGCAGTGTCCAGCATGTACGGGCGGCCATCAATCGCCACCGGAAAAATGTGTGGCACCAAATCGGAGGCACCAGAAATACCTGTGTAAAACGACGGTCCACCCGTGAACGGCGTGGTGTAAGTTATCAGCGACATCGCCGCCTACTTTCGGATACGCAAAGGATACTGACGGTTCAAACGTGCAGCTTCGGCCATCACACGGTCACGACGCAAACGCTGTAGTTGCAGCATTGAGTTCGCTACAGCACCAGACGGCACTTCTTCTGCTCGACGGGTATCGCCCTGTGATTCGGTGAAGTTGCGTTTCACTTCACGGCCAGCCATCAAACGCATCTGTGTGCCTAACGCCAGCACGTCATCCAGATAGTCGGAACCGCCAACATCGGCAACGGTGTCGGACTCTGCGCTGAACGATCCGTACGGTGCTCGGTACACGACACGGATGGTGCCTGACCGGACATACGAATCGAACGCTAACGCGAACCCTGACGCAAAATCGGAGGTCGGCATATCAGACAGCAAACGAACATCGCGAATAATTGGGTAGTCGTCAGACAGGTAACGGTATCGGACATCAATCAGGTTTTGGATGTCGGTCGCACCAGTAATGTTCACCATGCGGTCGCTACCGTTGTAAGCAATATCAACAGTTTTAACTTGGAACAGGCCGTTTAACGGTGATGACAAATCTGCTAGGTCGGCGTTTAACTGTTGCAACACTCGTGACCGAGGGAACCGTGGGTTCACCGTCGTAATGTCGTTAGCGTCATGGGATGCTGCGGTGGTGCCGTTGAAGCCACGTTCCACTACAGCAGATTTGGCGGACGAGTTTGTTGTCCACACATAAAACTGTTCTGAACCGATCTCGAACATTGAGCCTTCACGCAAACCTGACAGCTGGTAGGTGAACGTCAACGTGGTTGCGGACGCGTCAACACCTGTCGCAAGTTTGTTGCGTTCTTCTACCGTTCCTGCCAGCAGTTCGCCAGCAACACGGTCAATAAGTTGACCTGCTGTAGTCACTTCTTCTTCTTACCCGAACCTTTATGTGCCGAATCTTTCATCAACTTCCCGTTCGGCATGTAATGGTAGCCAGCAGGAGCCTTCTTCTTTTTCATCGGCATCAGCGTTTCTTGCCCTTCTTCGTTTTTGATTCTGCCGTAGACAAGGCAGGACCAAACGACTTGGAACCAGGACCGTTTGACTGAGCGGACTTTCCGCCCTTCTTCTTCATGTAAACGCCACCGTAATGTGCCATGTCACTTCTTCTTTCTTGATGCCCAAGCATTATCAACTAGATTCGGATACGGACGGCCAGCTCTCGCAGCACGGGCTTTCGCTGCTTTCTTCTGGACATCAGACAAACCCTTTGACTTTTTGACAGGGCTTGGCTTATCCCAAAACGCTTTCTTTGCTACCATGCTTTGCAGCTCCAATAGCGTGCCTGTGTTTTAGGACCCGGACTATCGCAGTTGTGGCGTGCATCAAACGACTTTTTACGGGCAGGATCTTGCTTCTTGATCTTCATGTTCGGATCACCAAACATAACTTTCTTAACCCGTGAACCGTCCTTCACATACACGACAGACTTCTTGCGGCCATAACCAGGTTCACCCTTACGGATACGACGAGGAGAATCCAACTCCACGTTCTTGCCCTGATACACAGCCATGCGCTAATTGTACTACAGAATGCCAGTCTCTACCTGCGAGCGGTGGGTAGCTTTCTGCTCGATTTCCCTCGCCCCATCAATTTTGGCTGGTTGCAAACCGTCCTGTTTGAGCCGCTTATAGGCATCCATGTCTTTAGACCATTGACGTTCTGTGGCTTCAATACGATTATTTTCGATCTTTCGGGACGGCATTGATGACGCTGCGAACGAAACGCCCGCAATCCGACAGCCGAAACAGCCTTCAATATCAAGCGTTGGATGTACTTCACGATGTTTCATAGTCACGAAATATAGTCGCCGTAACCCGCAGCAGTAAGACTTGCCGCTTCGGTAGCGGAAACTTCATGGTCGTGACCCCCTTGATAGGTGTGGATAACTGTTGACATATCTGACGGTTCTGATTCTACATAGGTGCCGTCATCAAGTTTGTAGATGTTTCGTCCACGGGGGTTTGGCCGGTAGTGCTGTAGGAACCGGAACGCTAACCGTTGTTCTTCGTTCCACGGGATATCCACATCAAAATCTGAGAAGTGGTGAAGGTTGTCGGTGGGTGGTGTGAATGTTGCCATCAGGTCACATCGTATCCTGCTGCTACTAGGTCTGCTTTTTCTTCTGCGGTCACAAAGTTTTCGTGTGAACCGAAATAGATTTTGACGACAGCGTTGTCGTTGCGTGGATCTATTGAGGTGTAGGTTCCGTCGCTGAGTTTGTAGACGTTGAGTCGGCGTTCGCCGGGGGTGAGCCGTGAGAACAGCCGGTTTGCTGGGGTTGCGGAATGGTAGTTTGCCCACGGGAAGTCGGCTTCGACGGGTGGCCGGAAGATGAAGCTCTTTGTCCAGGTGGCTGGGATGTCTGCTCCGTTGCCGGTGTTGCTTGCTTCACGGAACACGAAGCGTGCGCCGATGGAGGTGGCTGTGCCTGTTCCTGTTCCGGTTGCTGTGCGTGGGGCGATGTGTAGTCCGCTGGCGGTTTGGGTGCTGTCACCTGAGCCTGTAGCGGTGCGTGGAGCAATATGGACACCGATCGCAGTTGAGGTGCCTGCCCCTGACGCGCTGCCTGTAGCGAACGTGGTGCGTACCTGGACAACAGCAGAGGTTCCGTCACCCTCGCCGGTTGCTG